GGGGCCCCGCCGTGATCGTCTCCCACCGATAGCTCACGTCGGCGGCGAACGAGCCGAAGTCCTTCTCGACCGAGTTGACGAAGTAGCTGTTGCCGACGCCCGGAAGGGTCGGCTGGCTCGGGCCGTTGGTGCCCATGCGGATGGCGACCGGCCCGTCGGCCGGGTCGGAGCATTCGACGCGGAAGGATCGCGTGTAGAGCCGTTGCCAAAGGCGGTTCCATGACCCGCCCCGTGACTCGGGGATCTCGGAGACGCTGACGACGGCCATGCGGTGCGGCCCCTATCTCAGAAGTCGAAAGCGGCGTCGCTTCCGTCGTTGTTCAGGCCGAGGGTGTGGAGGATCTTGTCGAGGAAGTCATTCGTCCTGGCCGCCTCGTCCGCGACCTTCTCGGTGTTCTTCGCGATCGCCTTGCCCGGGTCGTCCGACCCCCCCGCGCCGTGCCTAATTATGGCGGAATAAGCCTCCTTGCTCCCGGCGTGCGCGACGTCGGCGAACTGCGGCCCCTTGTCCTGAACGCCAGCCGTCGCGGGGGCCAGCGGGTTCAAGCCGTCCTGCCGCGCGCCGAAGCTCTTGAGCCCGGCGGCGCGTGCGGCTTCCTTCGCCCGGATCTTCTCGAACTCGGCGTCGATCTCCCCGCGCATCGAGATGAGGTTGGGCTTGAGCAGTTCGGGGAGCTGATCGGCGGTCGCCTTGAAGCCGTCGAGGAGGGGCGTCCAGTCGGGGGCCTGAAAGCCGCCCATCGGGTCTGAGAGCCAGGCGAACGCGGCCTTGCCCAGGTCGCCGATGTAGTCGCTCAGATGGACGAAGGCGAGGGCGACGGCGTTGACGGCGTCGGTGATCAGCTTCGACCAGTTGTTGCCGATCCACTCGCCGATCTGACCGAGCCGGGCGGGCATGACCTCGATATAGGCGAGCGTGTTGGAAAGCGACTCCATCGCGCTCAGCTTGAAGATCGTCCAGTACGACCCCACGTTGCGGACCCCGACCCCGACCCCGTCCATGACCTGCTTGAGCGACGCCCCCCACGACTCAATCAGAGGCCGGTTGGCCTCGAACACCTCGACCACCGACGAGAGCAGGTCGTTAAACGCCTGGGTGCCGCTCTTGACCGCGGGCAGAAAAACCTGGCCGATCGAAACCGCGAAGTTGTTGAGCCCGCCGCCCGACATCCGGAACTGGTTGGCTGCGTCGCCGGCCGTGCGGGCGAGGTCGCCGTTGGCCGACGACAGCCCGCGCTGGATCAGCGCCGCCCGCGCGGCCATCTTCGAGTGGTTGTCGAGGTGCTTGGCCGAGCCCGAGAGCCCCATCGCCAGCGCCTGCGCCTTGACCGCGTCCTCGTCGATCAACACGCCGAACACCCGGAGCGGCTCCGCCTGGCCGGCCAGCGCCGATTGGATCTTGCCGGCCGCCTCGGCGAACGGGATGTTTTTTCGGCTGCTAAGGTCGCTGGCCAGCTTGGTGAAGGTGTTTCCGAACTCGGCCGAGGCCTTCTGCGCGTAGCCGGCGCCCTTGGCCATTTCGCCGAAGCCCGTCGCGCTCTCGATCTGGGTCCTCTTGCTGAGCCCGTAGAGCCGGGCCATCTCGTCGGCCTGCCTGGCGACGATCGGGGCGAACTTCCCGAAGGTCACCTCGGCGGCGCTGGTGACCTCGTTGAGGTCGGAGGCCCCCTTGATGCCCCCGACGAAGAAGTCCTTGACCGCGCTGGTCAATTTGTAGACCAGCCCGAACACCCCGAGCGAGACGGCGATCTCGCGGCCGAGGTTGCGGACCGAGCCGACCGCGGCGTCGGCGGCCGGGGAGACCGAGCGGAGGCCGCTGCCGACCCGCCGGGCGTCGGCGGCGGTCCTGGCGAGGTTCGTCTTGGCGAGCTTGTCGAGCCCCTTCGCGGCGACGTCGCCGGTGGACGAGAGGAAGTTGCCGACCTTGCCCCAGACCCGGATGACGCCGTAGCCCGTGCCGATCATGTAGGCGCCGAGCGCGCCGATCCGCCCCTTGGTGGCCGAGGCGACGCTGAGGAACATGTCTGCCGCGTCCTTGCGGAACTTGTCCCACTTCGGGAACTTCATCGAGGAGTCGATGCGGCGGGCCATCTCGGTGACCGTGCCGGCGACGGCGTTGAACTGCGCCGAGAAGGCCGCGCCCATCGAGTTGAGCGGGATCAGGGCCGCTTCCATCGCGGCCCGCATGCGGAGGCCGAGGACGGTCATCTGGTCGCCGACCGCCGACAACCCGCCTTCGACGCCCGACGTGTCGGCCACCGAGGCGGACATGGCGGATCCGCCGCCGGAGCCTCCGCCGGAGCCGGAGCCCGACCGGACCGAGACGGCGCGGGCCGCCTCGTCGGCGGCCTGGGACGACGCTTGCGCGAGCTTCTGAAACCCCTGGGTCATGTCGTGAGTCGCGCGCGCGACGTCCGACATGCCCTTGGCGGCGGTTTGCTCCTGCTTGATCAGCGCGTCGAGGCCGGCGAAGTGGGCCCGGGCGTGCGGGGCCTTGCCGAGTGAGAATGCCAAGTCAGACCCTCCCGGAGCCGGCGCGCGAGCGGACCGCGTCGAGCCGCGCGCGGAACGCGGCCTTCACCTCGGCCGGCGTCGGCGCGACCTTGACCCGTCGGTAGATGGGGGCGACGTCCTCGGCGGCCATCGCCTTGCCGGTCAACCCGGTGACGATCCCGCCGAGGCGGGCGCCGAGCCAGAAGTTGTCGGGGAAGTCGTATTCCTGCTCGAACCCCAGCCATTCCGTCAGCTCGTCGCCGCCCATGCGTCGCTCGAGCTCCCGGACCGTGCACCCGAAGTGCGCGGCCAGGCGGAACATCATCCGGCGGAGGGGCTGGGCTCGGAGTTTTTTGCCGCTTCGTCCACGTCCGACGGGCTCATTTTGTTGAGCCGGGCGGCGACGTTGAACAGCCGCACGAGGACTTCGGGATTCTTCGCCCCGAGCGCCCCGACCGCGTCGCCGGCCGCCGGCCCGAACAGCGCGGCGCCCGCCTCGTCGCAGAGCGTCCGCGCGAGCAGGTAGACCATGATCTCGCTGCGGGGGATCGTCTCGTACTCCGCCCCGAGCCGGGCGTGGTCACCCGCGTTCAGGACGCGCACCCAGACCGACCCGCCCCACTCGGGGACTTGCACCTCTTCGCGGGGCAGGTCGTCGGCGGCCAGGATCTGCTCTCGGGTCAAGGCCATGATCAGGGGGTTCCCGCGGTGCTCGTGAAGGTGTCGGTGATCTCGATTTCCATCGCGCCGGTGACCGTATCCATCGGGCCGCCGACGGTCGTCGTGAACTTCGTCAGGAAGCCCATGAAGTCGTCGAACGGGGGCGTGGTGTCGCCGGTGTTGTAAGTCAGCTTGAACTCGTCGAGCGTGGCGATCGGGGAGTAAACCCGAGCGCGGAGGAGGATGTGCGTCGTGTCGTCGGGGTCGAGCCAGACCTTGAGGGCGAGCTTGCCGAAGTCGACGATGGCCGGCCGCTTCTTGACGCTGGTGCTGGAGAGGGTGGTGACCTCGCGCACCTTCACCTCGGGGGCGAGGTCGTTGATCTCGGCCACCTCGCCGATGACGGTGAACGTGCTGGCGATCTTGATCGAGAGAGTCGTGCCGTGTGCGGGGTGGTCGGTGGCGGGCAAGGGCGTATCCCCCTCCGGGTTCGGTTGGCCAGGTCAGGTCAGACGGGTTCGCGGAAAAGGAACTGGTAGTCGAGGACGGTCCAGTGCGTGCCGCGGTCGGACCCAGCGGCGTCCTGGTCGTAGCCGTCGTTTTCGTCGCCCCCCGCGGTTTCGAGGACGATCACGCCGGCCGGCGAGCCCATCGCGCCGGTGAAGCCGTCGAGCAGGTTCCGCACGGCCTTCGCGAGTGCGGCGCACTCGGAGGCGTTCTTCGACCCGGCCGCGATCTGAGCCGAGGCGACGGCCGTCCCGTTGCGGCCCGCGAGCCCGCGCCGGCGTTCGAGCGATTCGACGTGGTAGAGCAGGCGGGGTCCGGTCACGCCCTGCGGGGCCTCGTTGGGGAACACCTTCGCCCCGACGATGGCCGTGACGCCCGGGTCGCCCTTGAGCAGGGCCACGAGGCTTTCGCGGAGCCCGAGCGCCGTCGCGGGCGGGGCGGCCCCGACTCCCGGAAAGTAGGCCGGCGCGAAGTAGGTCGGGGCGAATACGCCCGTGGGGAAGTAGGCCGCCGCGACCGGCGCGGGGGGAGCCCCTCCCGCGAACTCGGTCGGGGCGAAGTAACTCGGGGGGAAATAGGTGGGGGCGAACATGCGTCAGGCCGGCACCGCGAGGGTGACGGCGCTCCGGTTCCCGAAGGCGTCGGTGGCGGCCGTGATCCGGGTCGTCGCGACGTTCCCGCCCTTGATGACGATAGTGCCCGTCCCCGCGCCGCTGAGCCCGCCGGCGCAGGCCGCCAGGATCGGCGAGAGGGCTTGCCGGGCGTTGACCCCCGTCTCGACGGGGACCGCGTCGAGGCCGGCGGCGGCGAGCGAGTAGCCGGTCTTGTCGGTGACGGCGCCGGCGGTGACGGGCGCGGTGACCGAAGCGACCGCGCCGCCGGCGTAGGTGGACCGGGACGAAACCGCGGCGTCGAGGTTGGTCATGCCGAAGTTGGCCGCAGCCTGGTTGTCGACGGCCGTCAGCTCGACCTCGATCGGGACCGGGGCCATGTTCGTGGCGCCCTTGAGCAGGAAGGCGACCGACTTCGCGTTCGAAGCGTAGGCGGCGTCTGGCGGGTGGAACTCGTAGAAGCCGGGCATGTTCGCGGAGTCGATTTCCTTGAACCCCCCGGCCGCGTAGGTCCCGAGGGTCGTGACCGTGGCGAGCGTCACGGCGACCGAGGCCGTCCCGGTGTTGCGTTTGAAATAGCAGGTCAGGCCGGCCGACGAGAACGTGAGCCCCGCCAGGCCCGCGCCCGTCGTGGAGCTGGAGTCCTGGACGAACAGCGTCAGAATGTGCGAGGTCGAGCCGGCGAGCCGCGAGAGCTTGGCCATCGGTCGTGTGTCCCGTGGTTGGGGCGTCAGAAGCCGCCGGAGAGGGTGGGGAAGCCGCCGGAGAGGGACGCGCGGCGGAAGGCGCCCGACGGCAGGGCCGCGCGGACGGAGGGGGCCGCGATCCCGGCCAGCGCCGCGTAGCCCGTGTCGGTGAAGTGGACCCCGTCGGCGGCGTAGTAGGTCGTGTTCGACGTCGCCGCGAGGCTGGAGAACCGCGCGTCGGCCGCGAAGTCGATGACCCCGTCGGCCCCGGCGGCGTTGCCCCGGATCATCGTGTTCAGGTCGCTGATGTTGGTCTGGGTGGTCGTCTGCGTGTCCCACGGCTGGGTGCCGAGGAAGACGTGCGTGAACCCGTAGGAGTGGAGCTTCGCCACCCACGCCGTCAGGTAGCCGTAGACCTGCGTCGGGGTGGCCCCCGCGAGGTAAAAGTCGTTGGTGCCGCCGAACGCGACCGCCGCCTGGCCGGCCGCCCAGTCGTCCTGGAGTTTGAACGCGCCGAAGTTGACGAACGTGGACGCCTGGATTCCGTTCTGCCCGAAGTTGGTCATCGTCCACGGCGGCGCGCCGAGCAGGAATTGCGCGTGCAGCGGGTAGCTGTCCGCGCCGGTGAGGGGCAGCGTGTTGTTCGTGCTGGACGGCGCGCCGTAGGTCCGCGAGTCCCCGACGCAGAGCAGGTCTTTCGTCGTGCGGGAGAAGTAGGTCGCCCCGAGGTAGTTCGTCGCCGCGACCCGGTCGGAGTCGGACAGCGACGAGAAGAACGCGGCCTCGACGACCCGGCCGGTGAGGTAGCCGCCGGCCGCCTGCCGCCCCATGTAGAGGGTCGAGCCGCCCGCGTAGGTCGTCGCGTTGACCCCGTTGTTGAGGGTGAGCGTCTGCTGCGACAGGTTCCGGCC